TTGTATGAAGTTGCTTATCCTATCTCCAATACCCAACCCTGACTTAAATGAGAAAGCTTCCTTCAGCCTAGAATAGAAAGAATATGCAGCATATATTGGTTCTGCTATCACACCTAACCATTTTCCAACAGTCTTACCAATTCCAAAGGGACTCTTAATCCAACTCAATATCTTAGTGGTCTTCTCACCTAATTTAACACCAGAACTCATTGATTTAAATATACCAACAATAGGCTCAACCAATTTAAAAAACTTCTCTTTTGCAATATCACCATAGTATTTGAAGTACTCTGGTATCATAACAATTCTATCACGAAGATTTTTCATTATTCCCGATACTTTAGGAAAAGACATCTCAAGAAATAGTTTAGTAAACTCATACTCCTTTGACATCAATTTACCCATTTTACCCCATGACTTACCAATCCCCTCCATATACTTGGATAATTTTCCCTGAGTAGGTGTTGTTCTGTCTCTAAGAAGTGTTGGAATTTCACTAGATGATACTGATGTTCTACTTCCTCCAAAATGTAATCCTTTAAAAAGCCTAGAAGCATTACCCTTCAAAGCACCAACAAAAATACCAGTAGCAAAAGCAAACATCTCAACAGCAGTTTGAAAACCACCTTTATTCAAAGAGTTTTGTCCTTCCATATATGCATCATGGTTCATCCATGACTTAAACAAATCTCTTATTTCGGTTAATATAGTTACTTCTGGAGATTTCTTCTTCATCCCCATCTTCTCTTTAAAGAAATTCCAAGACTTCTTAGTTATATCCATAATAGGTTGAATGAAGTATGTATGAACATCACCCAATATACTTTTTATATCACTAGCTATAGTTTCTGATATAGTAGAAAAAAGTGCAAGAGTATGATATTTAAACATACCGAAGAATATATTATTCTTCTTTGTTTCATGATCCTTTTTCTTTTCCTTTTCCTCTCTCTCTTCCTCGCTGGGATTAACAGAAGGTGGTATTAACTGAGGGATAGTCTGAACAGGAATTTTGAAGGTTTTCATTGTGCTCTCTAAGCCACCAAAAGCCTTCTCTAAGCTCTCAAACATACCTTTAATGGAATCACTAAAGCTGGATATAGTTTCGTTGATAGTAGCCAAGGAAGCATCATTATTATCAGACAGGGTGTTAATGCTAGTTGCCATAGTGGGCATTAACATACTAAGTTCTTTTACAGCAGTAATTAGCTCAGTTGTTTTCTTATTCTGATTCTCTGTTACATTTATGTATTTTTTTACATTCATATTTTTCCCATAAAAAAACTCTCAAACACTGGTTACTAAAACCAGCCCTTGAGAGTTTTTAACTCCTTAATCTTTATGATTAGCGAGGCTTCTATTACCCTATTTATAGTTATTTCACAGTAATGAGCTTCTAATTGCTTTAATAAGTTTTTCTCTAACATCAGAAAATTGCTTATTATATTCCTTACTATCTGTGTTTATAACCAAATCTAGCTTTCTGCTAGATAGTGTCATAAGTTGATTAGCAGCTATACGAGCATCTCCCATCAAATATCTAGTGAAAGAATCAACAACCGCTATCAAGTCCTGACTATTCTCATTAACAGTCTCACCAATATACTTATCAATCTTATCTTCGATCATTATATCTAACCTCTATTCTTAGCAATCTCTTCTTTTTCTTTTTGAACATCTCTAAATAACTTACCAATGATCATCTTTCTTTCAAAGTCAGGCATATTATTTGAATCAAGTAATCCAATATGACAATGTTTAGCTAAAACGTATTGCTCTTCAACTATGCTATCGATATTATCATCAGAACAACATAGTTGAATTAGTCGAAAAAATGGTCCAACGGAATACGGTGTACCTCCGTCTTACCACATTTCTTATTAGCACACTTTGTTTCGATTTTAAAGTCCATACCAAAATCATGTGCAGACAAACAATTCTTCAACTTCTCAAATGTCTGAACATCCAAACGATTGTTAATAATCTCCATCTTATCCTTGAATAAGACTTCATTAGAGGTTACACCTTCAGCAGTGAACTCATCCATAGATTGTGCAACACTCATAGTAGTCGCTTCAATCATTTGCTGTTCAAGTGTTAGCTTAGTACCTTTAACAAGATCAAAAATCTCTTTCTGTTCACCTCTAGTAAGATACTTCATCTTAACAGAAAGTTGCTCACTGAGAGCAATAGTCTCAAATACTTCATTGATAGGATTGATCTTTGTTTCTGATAGCTTAACAGACCCAACATTATCCTTCTTACAACCAGAACATCTAAAGTTGTATTGATATACATCACCTTTAGACTTCTCTCTTATTCTCATAAGTAAGTAAAATCTATCTTGAAGATATAAATCATCAATATCAAAATCTACATCAAGAACACATGATGTTATGATTTCATCTAACATTTCCTCAATAACAAAAGGATCGGTAGAATCTTCATACACCAGCATCTTTTTCATCATACCAGTAGTAAAAGGTTTAAACTTAACAGTCTCCTTACTTCCTGGCAACTCACAAGTAAATTCATATGGGTTTAAGTAACCCAATACATCTAACGACATATTTTACCTTCCTTTTGGTTAACAGATTATTGTAAAACTTAAACAGCAATTAGCTTGTGGTACTGATATGCGAAAGTAACATCAAACTTTAGAATATCTTTAGTTGCATAATCCAAAGTAGGAGCACTAATTGTCTTGGGCCAAGCATTTACCATCTGATACTTGATGTTTTCTTTACCTTCTACATCCAACTGAGATAGCTCAAGAAGACACATGTAACTAGATGGATTACCATGAACGTTAGTAGATGGATCATGAATGAAGTTAATCCAATTCACAAAGTCATACCTAATAATAGCAGCAGGATCAACAGCAAATGTTACTGTAAAATCTTCATAGGTCTGTGTACCAGCAAGCTTATATTCCATTCCTTGCCAATCAGTCTTAATTTCAGCAAGAGTAGATGATGGAATAGTTGTTGATCTAACTAGATATGGATACTTATCTCTCCAAAATCCAGTTGGCGCATTATGAATCTCAAACTTGAACAAGTACCCTCTTGCATGATCTTTGTAAGCACCTAACATCGAATCTAAATTAAAACCTATTTCTTTTCCCATTTTATTTCCTCTTATTTTTTATTTGTAAGGTGTTATTTACAATCATTTATTAACACTATTTATATGAATTGTTTATCAAACCATTTGATCTTAATTCATGAGTACCACAACCATCTATTTGATGTGCTTCTCTATTATGTTTTTCACACAAAGTAACACAATTATCAATATCAGCACTTTCAATTGGATTGCATATTACCGGATCAATATGATGACAGGTTAAGTTTTCGGTTTCTCCGCACTTAACACATTTATATCCATCTCGCTCCAGCACAAGTTTTCGTAATGAAGATTGTAGTTCTCTTGAGTTATCATTATTTATAAAACCTTTGGGATATAATTTTCTCCCATATATAGTGCAGCTATGTTTACAAGAATCAGAACAGTAAAATCTACTATCTCCTACCATACCGCCATTAATACACTTTAATCTTTTAACCACACTATCAACGGATGGAATATACCATATATCACAATGAACACATTTAACTTCTAATATATTTTCGTCCTCAATGTTTCGTTTTATATCTTCATACTTTTCAAGACGATGCCCATACGTTTCATATAAAGGTGTTTCTTTATAACCACCCTTCCATAGAGGGCTTTTATCACCTCTATAATCAATAATACCATCTCTCCAAAGACCTTTAGTAATGTCACTTCTTCGTTTCTTTACTTCTGATGTATTTTCTATATTGCTATATTCTATACTATTATATGTACAGTCCTTACAACAATAATAATTTCTTATATTTATTCTATCATTTTTTATATTTTGAATGAAATTAACAATCCTAGTTCTATTAGGAGAATCCCACGTATTACAATTTCCACACTTAACCTCTAAATGACCAATACTACTTTTTCGAGATACAACCACATTAGGTAATTTATGAGCATATGTATCATATAAAGCTATTGTTCTCACACCACCTTTATAGTTTGGATTTCCAGACCCCGAGCATTTGTTTGTTGATTTTTCTCTAAGTATTTGCTTCGCTTCATCTGTATGGTGCCGCCCCTTAAAGGTAGAAATTTTACCATATAATGGACTGTGTTCCCCAACCATATACTCCTGCCGACAATTTGCATCGCAAAAGGGCGAACCGTTATAATTCAATCTCTGAAAACACTCATCACCGCAATTACAACAAACCATCATAGAGTAGCTATGATTATTAAATCTCCAATTTTGCTTATTAGGCTTATAAACTATATTATCTAATTCTTTATATGTCTCTGGTATTTTCATTTTATTCTCCTTGATAGATTAAATAATAAAGAGGTGAGATTATCGATCAAGGCAATAATCAAGAATGGCCGTTCCTGTCCCTCTCTATACTATTTATACAAAAAATGGTATAATAACATTTAAGCTATTATACCATTTCAAGATACTTATGTAATCTTACTATTATGCGCCAGCAGCAATCTCATCAAATGATGCTCCAGTCTTAGTGGCAATAAATTGAAGTTGGATGAACTCAGCTGCTTTGGTAGGTTGAATGTAAATACTTACCCACAATTCGTTCCTATCGATCCTCTCGTTGGTATTATTGCTAGAATCAGCAATAACTTTGAAGTCATAAATACCTCTACGAGACTTAACATCGCGTAAAAATGGCTCGATCATGTTGATCAGCGTTCTACGAGTAGCAGGATCATTAGGTTCAAACAAGAAGTACTTGCTTGCAGTTGAAATAGCCTTCTCAAGTACGATGAACAATCTACGCACATTAACTCTATTGAAAGCAGAAGATTTATCAAGAAGGTTCTTCTGACCCCAAACAACTTTACCCTGTCCAGCAAATGACACAATAGGATTGATACCATTGCTGTATAGTAAATCTCTCTGACCAAGAGTAGGATTCCAAGCAAGCTTACGAACACCAGTGATAATACCTCTATTTAGACCAGCAGGAGCGAACCAAGGATCAGAAACATCATCATTTCTAGCGTATATTCCGCCGACATAACCAGAAGCAGGAACCCATACATACTTTTTAGTGTATCGATTATAAACTTCAAACCAGTTACCATATAGAGCAGCATAGCTAGTATTTTCGTTTAGATTCTCACCAGCCCCAATACCTCTACGCCAATTACGAAGATTTACCGCTTCACTACCTCTTTGATTAATAACAGTAGAATATGGACAATCAAGAACAGCCATACAGTCTTTTCTTGATTCACAGATAGAAATTAAGTATCTCTTAATTTCTTCAGACTTATCAGCATCGATGAAGATATTAACATCAATCTCTTCAGCATTGGCATATAGGTCAAGAGCAGTCATAATATCAGCATCTTGAACAGTATCGCCTTTGTTATTAAGACCCCCACCAAACACCATAAAGTCATCCATAATGGCCGATGTGATACTAGCTTCAATCATTGAAGAATCTAGCTTCATTCTAATATAATTAGAATTAGAATTAACTTTATTCTCGCAGAAACGAGACTGACCTTGATCATCAACAGCACTTTCTACAGTTGACACATTCCAAACCTCTTTGGTTGCCCATTCAGTTTTGTTTTGGTCTTTAGCCTGAATAAGTAGTAAGAAGTCAGTACTTGATTCAAGACGATTATCAACTTCGCCCCAAGCACCAGAAGTATTAAATGCTTGATATTGACTTCCACCAGAAATCATTTGATTCTGTGTACTGTAATCAAGAAGAGAAATCCTAACATTATTACCCCAAGCACCCCTTGAGGAAGCAATAAAATACATATCACCACCTGTTAGAGATTCTGTATCAAATGAATCTGGATCGCTAGACTCAAGATCATTTAGTGTTAAAGAAGTTGCACTAGTATCAGCGGTGAAGGTATCATTATTAATTGAACCACCGGCAAAGGTAGCAGATACCGGCATAACTCTAGTGACATATAGTTTGTTACCATACTTTAAGAAAGCTTCTGCTGAAAGCATGTCTTTATAGCAATTAGCAGATGTAGTCGGATCGCCAAATGCAGCATTAAGCTCATCTGTAATGGTAACAAGTGTTTGTTTTAACTCTGGGCCTTTATATGTATCCCTAGCAATTAAAACTCCTATTGAGGTTGCCACAGATGGTATTGTGACACTCAAATCTATTTCTTGTACATTAACAACAGGTGAAAGAAAAAATCCCATTTTATTATCTCCATAAATGCCTAACTAAGATTCATTAGTAGGTCTTGTTTGTTTTATTTATATCTCTTCTAATTCATATCTATCATAATAGAAGTTACAAGTACTAGTTAGGTAGCTGTCACTCTCTCTATAGTTTAGAACCACTTCACCAAGCATCGAAGGCCAGACATTCTTAAAATTGATAGTTTGTATTGGACTTCTTTCATTGTTTAAGATATTCAATGAAGCATCAACAGTATATTTATCTCTTGATCGTCCATATCTATCTTTATTGTTATTTATAGAAGTTATCCATCTGAATATAATTTTCCAATTATCTAAATTATCATCAATCATAAAGTTAACTAACCAAGGCTCATATGTCATATCTCCAGAATCAAAGAATGCTTTACCACCTTGCCAATGATCTTCTAATGATGCAATTGATATAGACGGAATAACTGTTTGATATACATTCAATGATAAGCTTTGAGAATCCTTCAGGTTGTCCAACTCAGGAAGAACAGGAAATACCAACTCAAATGAATCAGGAAATCCTTTATTTAGGTTTGTTATGTTTGTCATTCTATACCTTATCAAATATCAATGTTTTGCTATTGATATTTCCATTTTCGTCATATTTTGTAGCACTAGTGGAAATAACCAACACCTCTTCACTATCATGACCAATACCACTCAATGATTCGGTTGTTGTATCAGCGTAATGTAACCAACCACCAGGAGTTGTGTAAAACTTTGTATCAATCTTCTTTATGGTCTTAACTGTCGAGGTGTTCTTAATTAAGAAACCATCAACCTTAAATGATAGGGTCCATATAATAGCTCTATAATCAGATTCTGGAATATCAATAACAGTCTCTTGACTAGATGATGTTAGAGAAACCTTCATATTACTCGTTGTTGTTCCACTTTCTGATGTTGCTGTAGAACTACTCATACCCAACTCAGGGACATCAATACTTATTAATGATGTTGGTGAATAGAAAGGAAGTATTTGCTCTAATATCTGGCATACGTCAAACATATACTCAGCAGCTATCTTAACATCAAAGGTATATGAGAAGGGAACTGGATTACCAAAGGAAACTGCTGATTCTGCTGTTTTTGATATACCAACTCTTGAGTGTGGACTTACTTTTCTTTCGTTATCATATTCAACATTAGTAAGAGAAATACCAATCATAGGAAGAATCTTATCTCTTACTCGTTTTCCCTCACTATCTCTTCTCTCAATCCACATAAAGTCACGATCTTTTGGAGCAAATCTGCTAGGAACATTAACATATGAGTTAACACTTCCATCATCATTGTATTTTGCGATTCGTATACCATTGAAACAGTCACAGAATTGAACTATGACCTTTCTCATTATGTTGAAGAAGAAGTGTTCTGACATTATTTCCAGTTGAATCCTAGAGTTGATAAAATCTTTTTAGCTAACTCATTAGCGTCATCACTTTTCGCCTTAACTAAATTACCTAATATGGAATACATTTCAGCAGCATTAAAATTACCATTAGTAGGAAGACCTAACATAGAAACAGTTCTATTATCAGGAAACTTCAAATCTAACTTATATATGCTTCCCATGTTATTCATTAATGACTTCTTAAAGTCAGTGAAGTTTGGAAGAACACCATAAGTAAGATTGGTTGACTCTGTTATATATTGTTTCAATGTTTTCATTTCTCCAATATTTCCTTTAGTTTCTTTATGGTATCATTAGAGTTTCTATGAAGTATTCCAATACCACCAGCATTAATCCACTGTTGAATATTATCCTTCCTATCATCAATTAGAATCGCTTTATCTCCAGCCCATTTCTTCTTCTCTTCACTTCTAACAAGCAGTGCTTGTTTAGCAACATTACTATTTATATGGTGTGAAAGCCAATCTCTCTTACCACTCAAGGCTTGTTCTTTACCACCAGGATTCTTAGGATATGCCGAAAGAATAACAGGATTATATTCCTTAACGTAATTCCACAACTGCTTTCCATCTTTAGTCCAAGGAAGATCAGACCAAAATTTAGGACCAAGGGATGTAACCTTATCCCAATTTTCCTTTTTAAAGTCATCCCATTGATTATGATCATTCATATCAATATCAAATCTATCCTTAACGCCCTTAACGAAATCGACAATTACGCCATCCAAATCCACATAAACCTTATAACCATCTGATTCTACTAAATATTGTTTAAATTTCATCTATATGCCCTTTATTATCTACCAAACATTTGTTCATCAATATTAGAATATGAATGAATTGTATTACTTTCATCCTCTATCACTTCATTATCACCAAATAACAACAAATCATCATATATCAAATTACCATCAGCAGCACTAACATCACTTGTAAATGTAGCAGTTGGGTTTAGAGTATGAATCTGATAGTGCTCCAAACTCTGATGAGAATATCTGAATGGTCTAAGTATTAGGGACCATACGAACTTCTTAGCCATAAAAACTTGATCAGCATTCTTAGCATCTACAATCTCATATTTTAAATCATTCCAAGGTATATGGATAACTGTTCCAGGTGCCGGTTGAATGAACTCACCACTCAAAGATGGGTTACTCATATACGCCCCAGAACAGTCCCTTGTATATGTGGTCATTGGGATATAAGCAAACTGTAGTGTCTCATCAGAGTTAATACCGAAACTATCTATAATAGAATCCTCATTACCAACCTCATACACCATTTTGGTGCTAATTGGTCCTACGAGATTCTTATTAGTATCCTCACCAAATACTTTATCCCAAGAAGCTAATGGAATATATAGATTAATCTCTACACCTCTAATATCACACATCTCAACAACAACAGAATCGAACAGCAAATGTTCAGGATTATTATCTGATATATCATACATATTCCACATATGACGCTGTTTGAGTGCTGACTTTACTTGACTAATTGACATATACTCTCCTGATATGGTATTAAAGCATTTGCTGTAACGTTATTTATCCACTCAGTTTCTGTACCAACAAATACATTAGCTAAAGCAATTTGATATGCACTTTTACCAGGCTGTCCTATTGATATAGGTGCTGATATTGATGTTGATTTAGTTGTAAAATTTGATGATATTATATTTGCCATGTTAGTATGTTATATCCTCGATAACTCTCATAGAGCCTTTATATAAAGTTCTTTTAAATCCACTAGAATCCATCGTTTCAAAATCCCAATACCAACATCCAACCATCAAAGGAAGTTCAGTCGGAAATATTTTAACTTCCCATTTATCACTATCGATAATTATAATCTCTCCATGTCCTATAGATGGAGTTGTTCTAAAACTATAACCGAGTGTTCCATTTTCATCTCTAAAATCGATATAACAAGCAGATAGTGGATATTCAGGGTCTATATTATCGAATAGTATAGGACCAATAGTAATACCGTCCCACGTATCACCACGATAATAATCATCTAATTCTACAAATACTGGTATCATATACTTTCCTTTTAAACAACGTAAAATCAACTACATACTAACCAATAAGAATATTATATCCTTCGAAAACTTCTTGAGCATCAATACGCTCTTCTAATTGTTCTATCCAAGTATTTGCTTCTGATATCAAGGATTCCCCATCCATAGCCATGCCTTGATTTCCCATAGCAGGAGTATTAGCATATTTTCGTCTAATAAACCCTAGCTTCCTCATGGATAACGCAGTCGCATAGTCCTGTATGGTTTGCTCTTCGTATAAATCATCTATTTCTGTTTCTACTTTATAAACCTTTAATAAAGCATATCCAGATACATCTAACAAAACTTCACCACCAGTAGCATCATAAGTAACCATATAGCTACCTGTTGGTGGTGATGGTGATAGTGTTATTTGATTTTTAAACCTGTTATATCTCCAATTATATTTTGAAACCGTGTATCTACTAAGAGTCTCTAAGAAGTCTAAAGCAACGTGATAACCAACCAAATCAAAAGGCTGAGAAAGATTGCTTAACATACCCTGAGAGAAGAAGTAATTCTCAATAGTGAATAGTGTGTTAATCTTACCACCCATACCTCCACCACCAGAACCATCAGCATAATCAACAACTTCTCTAATGGTTGATGGAAGATCATACACACTCTGGCCACCAGATAACATCATAGTAATATAATCTTCCTGTACCACATTACCGATAGCTCGTTTTATAAATCTATCTCTAGCATAATTAATAGAGTCAATTATTTGATCATCGACCAACTCTATTTTTATTAGAGGAGAACCTAAATTTCTTTTTATTAGTGATATCAGTTCACTTCTAGTCATATATACCTTCTTATATGTAAAGTCTCATTACTATTTATAGTTTTAGCATAGGGTAGGAATATACTCATATCCATCATCAATGCCCTGAGCATCATCGAATATTCCCCAACCTTCTTCTTCTAAATTAACATCTTCAATTCTCATTGATTCGTCAAGAATATTCATTTCGAATATATAGCTTGCCCAATATAAAGCAGAAACCAAGTCATCTGGTTTTCCATTGCCAGAATACTTACCGTTTATATCAACAAATGTTAACAATTGATCAACAGTTGGCTTATCAATAATTTCCATTGAACCATTATCGATAAGTTTTTTTAGAAGAAGAACAGCTTTAAGCTTGCTGGTAGCAGTTGCTCTAATACCTAATTTGGATATTTTCTGTCCTTCATTGACAAGATTGGCATTTTCATGATCCCACCATAAACGAGATATTACAGGAGCACCCTCACCATTATTCTCACACATGATATGAGCATTATTATAGTAATAACTTGTCTTATTTATAATATCAGCAAACTTATATGTATCTGTCATATTGTCCTGAAAAACAGCAACCTGAACCATTTTAACAGGGTTTATTGAGATTATTCTAAATACCTGCATGACAGAATCATGTTCACCACTTCCCTTACCACTATCAATACCTAACACATACAATCCACCATCAACAGGAGGCTCAAATATTCTAAATAATCCCTTACCTTCTAATGAAGTGGGGTATACCGTACTTGCTATCAATCTCCTTAATGTGGCTTCCTCAAGAACAATACTATCGGAGCCAAGGAAGTTGCCACCAAACTCTTGATTGAATCTCCTAATACCAATTGTCTTTATTTGATCTTCAGCCCACTTCTCATCTCTACCAGGAACATCACGCCAATCTGAGAAAAAATGAACGAAGGTATTTATTTTCTTTTCAGCTTCAGTATATAACTGATGAAATAAATTACCAATACCTTTAGGTGTTGATATAACAATAAACTTAGATACTTCTGATTTTGAAATTGTAGGCCAGTTAGAAGTGAAAAACTCATCACATTTCCATTGAGGTTCAACATGGGCCATTTCATCAGAGCACAAGATGTTGCATGTACGACCTCTGAAGGAGTCTTTTGATGTTGCTCTAGCTTTTACTGATGTGCCATTTTCAAATACAACAGTCTTTTTGTTATATTCAACAACACCTGGCTTTATAAATGAAGGCAATTCTTCATATATAACCTTCATCCTATCGAGAATATCAATAGCTCCTGCTTCATTGTTAGATACAATACCAACTAACTTATCTTCATTGAATATAGAATACCACACTAAATATACGGCGATTGTTATTGATTTTCCTGATTGCCTAGAAGAGTTTATTACTATATGCCTGTTATCATGTACTAAATTAAGTATCTTCTTTTGAAACTCATAAGGAATATATGGTATTCTTCCCAAGTCAGGATGCACAACCTTAACATACTTCAAGAAGTACATAAAACTCTTCTTACACTTAGCAAGTTCTCTTATTTGATCTGGTGTAAAATCTTCTTCTTCACCAGGACGCTTTACATATTCATTATAAACTATACTCACTTTACGCACCGCATATCTATTTTTCTACATCCTATTTCACTATGAGAATTTTCATGATGAGTAAAACACAAGGTAACACACAAATCCATATCAGCACTTTCTATAGGGTTATATAGAATTCCTTCTAAATGATGGCATATAAGATTTTCTGTTGATCCACATATGATACACCGATTTCCATCTCTTTCGAGAACCATTTGTCTAAGTTCTGGTTGATCAGCCCTATAGTTATCATACTTGATATTATATCCTTTCGGCCAAATAGTCCTATTATAGACACTACAATTACTTCTACATTCATCGGAGCAGTAAAAATTATGTTCTCCTTCATCTACTCTACATATGGATTTATATCTATTGCTTGATTCCATAGTTGTAGGAATCATCCATTCTTTGCAATGATAGCACCTAACCTTTAGATATCCCCCATCAGTAATATCAATGTCTTCTATATATTTAAGCTTTTGCTCATATTTATTATAGCTTGCTGGAAGACCTCTATAAATTTTATTATATTCACTATCTTTTACCATATTTCTCATAAGTCTTCCACCATTGACAATACCTATCTGGTGCTTGGTTAGCCCTGTTTTTTCATCTAATACACGCAACCGTCGTTTTATGTTCTCTATCCTATCTGAACACGACCTATTTTCCCGGGAAAATGGATAATCTTCGTCTTTCATATTTAAAATATTTTTGATATACGATTTCTTTATACTGATGAGCCTAGCACCCAAGATAGGACATGTAATAAAAGATTTCCCATCTAAAGAGGAATCAAGATCATATAACATAGAATTTCTAACTAAATTTCTCTTTAAGAACGTCCTAATTTTCTTACCATCCTTTATATCATCACTTCCGATCAATCCAGCATAAAATATAAAATTTATTCTATCTGCCTTACTTTTATTTATCCTATCTCTATGTATTGGATTCCTCAGAACATCATTATATTTAGAAGAGCAAGACCCACAGCAAAATTCCCCCTTCCCATGCTTCACCAAATCATGACTGGAAAAATATTCTTCATTGCAATATTTACAACTATCTAACAAAATAAACTTTGTATATGAGTCTGAAGCAATATAATCAAACCTACCATCACTAAGTAATTTAAAATTATCAATATTATCCCATGTTATTTTCATAATAGACACTAATCCATATAAATAGAGGTCAGAAGGGACAGCGATTAACTAATCCCATTGTTGAAGATCGACCCGATATCTTTCTTCTTACCTTCTATTTATACAGAGCTATACTCATTTATCTATTGTTAAATCCCTAACTGTTTTTTGTAGGTCTTTAATCTTTCTCTCCAATCTAGGCTTACTTGCTTTATCAAATTCAGTGGCTTTGCCTAATTGCTCTTTTAACTCTATATCTTCAAGTCTATCTTCATAGTCAACAACTCTTTCTTGTGCTCTTTCAAGAGATTGCTGAACAACTAACTTATGAAGATCATCAGCATGAACATATCTAGTATCTATCCAGAAGATAGAACCAAAGATGAACGATAATATAGTAACAATTCCTGATATTGATTTAATAGGATTCTCCTTTATAGCCTTAACAGTAGCTTTCATAAACTCATTCTCCATTTAACTTTTTCCTTTTCACTATATGAACTTTAGGATCAGGAAGACCCGTTATAGAGTCTTCCCCTTGATTCCTATATATGAGCACCTTAGATTTAGTACTCATAAACTTTCCTTCAATAATAACCAAACCCTCATGAACAGAACTATGGCAATTTGGACAAATAAAAGCCAAGTTCCAAACACTATTTGATCCACCATAACATTTACTTGTTATGTGGTGCGACTGTAATAACTCTTTATCTGTTCCACAAATTTCACATCTACTAACTGGCTTCAATATTCCTATAACCCCGATATAAATTTTCGTATCATACCAAAACAATGATCCTTGTTAGATAGCCACATTTCATCGGTTATCTTCAGTAGGTCAATATTCAATCTTTTACATTCTTTCTTTTTTATTCTATCAGCCAATTTTCTATCTCTAGTAGAGTGCCAATACAACCCATTATATTCTATAGCCTTATTCAAAGAAGGAATCCATACATCAAGCTCTAACCATCTATTAGTTTATCCCTCTATATTATTTCCAATATTTAGAAACCATATCACATATAGGTCCACGACTTTTACTACCCTGAAGTGTTATATGACCATAATTATTAAGACCATTAAAGTTTGTCAAACACCAATTAAGACCATTATTATCTCTATTTAACCCTTTAGTATCTACCTGACCAATATCACCATTAATAATACACTTAACATTCTGACCCATTCTGCTTAATATTGTCTTCATAAAGTAGTTAGAATAATTTTGACCCTCTTCGATTATAACAACACACTGAGATAAGTTAAGACCCCTAATGAAGTTTATAGGCATAAACTCAATATATCTACTATTTAAATTATCACTATCATCCTCGAATAACTTATTAGCTGGTCTTAGCTCATGTAACTCTACTATCAAATCCTTTACATTCTTAAAATATGGACTCAGCTTATCATCAACACTCCCAGGTAAGAAGCCAATCTCTTTCCCTATTTCCTCAGTGCTTTTAAAAACATAAATCTTCTTATACTTTTTATCCTGTAACATTAATTGAAGAGCACAAGAAAGAGAGAGTAGACTTTTACCCAATCCTGCACTAGATTGAACAGAAACAACATCAATATCATCATTCATAACCAGATTAACAAATGCTTTCTGATATATGGTCTTAGGAGTAATCTTCCAAACATCTCTATCAGGTACTAAAACACCTTCTTGATGCTTCTTTTTGAAGTACAATCTACCTTCATACATATAGAAGCAGTTGTTTACTTCATCATCCACTTTACCTTCAGCATCTACTTCAATAAAACCAGTAAACTTTTCCGATTCTGTTTTAAAAGGATTGGATGCTTGAAGTTCTTGTGTTTCTATATCAAAGAACTTCTCTGCCTTAAATCTCATCAATAAATCATTAGTGACTAGAATTGGCTTTAGATCACTCTTATCATCAACAATCTTAATCAACTGATTATCGTTCTTATATGAAGTATCAACCTTTCCAATAATCTCTACTGAATCTTTATTTTCCCATATATACCTAATAATCTCTCTTACTTGTGGACCCAATCTATTGTCAGTTTTTAGATGATCCAACTCTTCGATAACAACACTACTCAGATACACTTTGTTTTTATCTTTCCCATCCTCACCATTAATAAGAATCTTAATTGCGTCTGGATTGTCGATAATTGCACATGTATCAATAATAAAGTGTTTAATTGCCATATAGTTCCTTATGGGTTAGAAGTTAACTACTAAATACCTCTCCTGTTTCAACATCAATAATTTCTTCATTCTCTGAATCTGCTATCATCTTCATGATATCTTCCCTAGTGCTAACGATAATATTATTTTGGGTTTGAATGGTGTTGCCAGTGTTACCCTTAATAGCATTCTTTATTGTTAACTGTCTTTCCTTAAACTCCAACTCTCTAGCCTTCTGAGCCAATACTTCTTGATTGTAGCTATTACCACTAATTCCGCCACTAGCAGCAGTTATTGAATTGATCAGCTGGCCGGAGACTTCGAGAAGGCGGTTATCTATCCCAGCAGCATCTAAAGCCTTCTCAGCTAGGTCTAACAATCTATTGGCTCTTTCAATGTTCTTATATATGATTTCGTCAGGATCAGGCCCGATACTTTTGGTGGCTTCTGATAGTTCTTTTCTCATATCAGAAAGCTCTTGTATATCGGATTTTGTTGCAGGTAGGTTTGATGATCGATATATATTGAACAATGAATCCAATCCCTTGATGTCAAGTTGTGGTTCAGCAAAGTCTTCAGCATATTTATTATCTTCTTTTTTCTTCACAGATTGTAAACTCCTAATATTTATTCTTATTTATAGGAATTCACATAAAAGAAAAGGGACAACAGCATTATTGCCATTGTCCCTTATATGAGATACCTGAAGGATTTCGGTATCACTATCTCATAACAGCTAGGAAGCTTGATTATTTTATACCTAATAGGGCAACAGCATTATTGCTGATAATCAAAACTGTTATGAAAACTATATCAACTTTAAAGAGTGAATGGCATCTACCACCATTGATAGACACCATCCACCTTATTCACATTAGCTTGGGGAATCTGCCTGAATACCCGTTAAGGTGGCCTCCATTGGACAATCCAATGCCAGGATCAGAAAGCTAATGCAAAACTATATTAACTATTACAACACACATTCCCTCCTACGCTACTAACACTCCTATACATATCAACAGCATTATCTACAGTACATCCCTGACCAATTGACATAGAAACACCATTAAAATTATACTTGATATAAACAACACCCAATCGTATAGCCATATTCTTTGCTTCTAATATGGATTTTCTATGGATGTTCCGGGTAAGAAAGACACATTAATACACATATTACTCATAATTTGTTCCTATACCAAATTTTACCAACATTATTGGTTGAGTGATGCTTTCTAGCTGCGGAAGTCCACTTACAACTGTATCCGGTCTTATCAGACCACATCAACATCTCCTTACAAATCCAACCAATATCACGTTTTTCTTCACAAGCCATTTCATCAATGATTGCTTCTTCATAGATCAATCGAGCATGATACCTGTTCTTAATTTTCGTAACCTTGATATCCATAATCACACCTTTATGTTTTATTTCCCTTAGATGACTATAATACTAACACACATCTTATAAGTCAAGACATTTATCGATAAAACTCTTCACATCTTCGATCCCCTTTATACCAAGAATACTGAAGAATATAGCTGTTTGAAGAGTTGCCAATAATTCTAACCATATTATTAAAACATTTCTTAGCAGCTTTGAATGTCAATCGACTAGCAGCGGAACAATGACTACCAGTACCACCAATTTCCTTACTCCAAGTCTTATTCTTTAGGCTATACCAATAACCATCGAAATTACTAACTTGATAATAAACCTTACGTTTTCTTCGCATTACCAACCTCCAACATTCTTTGATTAACCCAATATCTAACAGTGTCATTGCCCCATTTGCTTCCCCAACAACTGCTATATAGAGCATAACACAATCTATCAGAATAGCAAGAAACATCTCGCCATTTAGAAAACCTACTTTTATATGTATACATCATTAACCCCAAGTCAAATCTTCTCGTACTCGATAGAAACGAGGAAACCTCATTCTACCATTAGAGCCACATTCTTGGTGAAGAACTTCAATTACCTTCCCAACAACCAAACTAGGATCAGTAGTCCATGCTTCTCTAATATCTCTAGGGAAACCCGACCCAACAACACAATCTTTACCATCCTTCTGAATAACATTCAACTTGGTAAGCAATTGCTTATAAATCATGGTGTTAACACCATCAACCATTTCACATACAGGGAATTTATCAATAACGATTCCTGTTACTAAACAGTCTGATACAACTTCACCAACATCAGAGCCAGCAAGCTTCTTAATCTTCAAAAGAGCATCGGAACGCTTAAAGTCATATAAGCTGCTAATGTTGCGAAGCATTAGACCTTCATAACCCTTTGAAAATGCTTCTTCCATAAGAAGGTTGATAGTCTCATCATTAAATGGATGCTCACCTAGATCAGCAACAAAAATATCATCAATATCAGAGACATCAAGACCATGAGTTGAAAGGATATTAGTGTTATTCTGAGCAAGAAAATCTTCTGCTAATCCACAACAAAAGATATGATAATCAATCTCAGGTGCTTGACCCTTCTTAAAGGCCATTACCTTGCCTTGTACCTCTTCAAACTTCATTCCCTCAGTGAATAGCTCACCATCAAAGAAAGTGTATGATACGCGATTATAGAGCTTTTCTAGCCTATCCTTAATATGATCACAAGTAAGGATATCATGACCTTGCCTTGACTTCAATAACCATTCACCATTAACACGAAGAGCAACACACCGAATACCATCAAGCTTATATGAATATATACGATTTAGATTACGATCCTTATACTTCTTATCAACCTTATATGAGTTTGCCAACTGAACTTCAAACACAGGAAACAAACCAGGATACATCTCTAATACATTCTTTTCCCCAAGTCCTGCTTTCCAGTTCTTATTGATAATACCTACCAATAGCTCTTGAGAACCAGAATCAAGGTCATATAAGACATCAATAACATTTAACTTATTCTGGAGACTTGAGTTATTTAGACCACAGTTATCAAGAAGATTATGAATAGTAATCTGATATTCTTCAAAAGTATTAAGACCAGCAGGTGGAATATCACTATCCTTAATCTTAACACGAAACAACTTAAATGGATTATAGGTGTATTCCAATACCCATTTAAGTAATTCCCCTTCATTGGATTTAATAACAGCAAGCTTCTCACTTGGTTTAGTTGTACTACGCAAATCATTAATCAGTGTTGAAAGCATTTATTCTCCTTTTTATTTATTTTCGGGGAATGGAATTTCATGATACATATCTCTACCACAAATAGGACATTCGAATGTAATAACATAAGCATTATCAGCGAAGTCGCACAGCACAGAAACCTTCTCTTTAGGAAGGATGTCCCATTTATTACAATGAGTGCATTTAACTTTATACATATCTACTTTCATAGCATCTCCTTTTAATACATATCACAAAGATAGTCAGTATCACTAACACCGAATTCTTCACCGAGAATTGTTTCAGGCTTATCACCGCTTAAAACTCTCTTCCTAGCCTTATGAAGTATTTGATCAACATCAACAGCCGATAGATGATCCCTCTCCATTATAAGGTCTTTTAGGCTTTCCATATTATTCACCATTACTCCAAATTAGACAAAAAATCCCAGGTATGAGGTATCCCAACCCTATCTCACCTTTACTATTAGGGTGTCGATCTAATAGAGCACCAGCAGGAGCAAACAAACAGGTTTCTTTTTGACCAAAAAATTCTGTCCTATAGAATTTGCACACTCTACCATTTTCATAAGATATGGCACATGTAGGATCACCATCAACAACATAACACTCAACAGCAATAGATTTCTCTGTTATTTCGATGTTCATGTTAGTTCCTTTCAGGAAAATAGATTTCACAGGAATACTTACGAGCATTAACACGCTTATGAGCATTGTTATCATACCAAGAGAACCCACCCTTCTTACCAATAAATACATGCTTTCTAGCCCGACAAAAGACAGCTGCCATAGTACCCTCATCATTCTTCATTCCAACTTCAGCAACTATAGAAACCATACCATAATCATGATCTTGCACTTCCCATTCCTTATACTCGTAATCTTCTTTAGTAACATGAGAATTATAATCAAAGAATTCTCTCTTGAACCACTCTACTGCTTTTTTTTGTGAAGGGGTCATGTTCGTTACCTTGTTTTGATTACCTGCTTATCACTCACTGACACATACAGATTAAACAATTCAAAATGGAATGTAAAGAGTTATTTTAAAGATTTGCTAATATTATTTACTAGATCATTTAAAGGCTTATTACCGATAATCAACCAGCTACCAACAAAGACAATAGGACCACCCAAAATACAAGACAAGATAGGGTAACAGACAGCAGCGACTAAACTTACATCACTATCGGACTTAACCCACCAAAAGATAAGAGAGCAAAGCCCTGATGCCATCCACATGAGAATAAAAAGGCTATCGTAAATATTCATATCTTCACCTTAGAAGTTCATTTTATGCATGTTGCGATAAACCGCATTGTCTTTCCAAGTACCAAAAACCCCTTGCCATTGATTCTCATCATTAACATCAGTAATTCCGAAATCTTTAGCCACCTGATTGGTAATGCGCTCACGAACCTCATCACTATAGCTACGATGAGTCTGAACGTACTTGGCTTGAGGAATGCTTTTATCAACACTAGAATACTCATACATATCATTCATAGAGTCAAAATGACCATACTGATACTTCTTAACAATGTCATCAACAGAGTCAACAGTTGGCCCATCAATCCAGCCAACATCAACAGCATTACCACCAGCAAAGCTAGAGGAACGAACAGAGAATTTAACAGCAGGAAAAGCTTTCTTGAGGTCTTTCTTGATGAGAGAAGCAGCTGATGACTGAGAAGATTTCATGTCTTACACCTTAGAAGAGTTTTAAGAGGTTTTGTCTCAATGACAAATACAGAATAAACTAGTTGAAAGTGGATTGCAAGGATTATTTAATTTTTTTCCATCCCCTAGATAATGCTTTAGAATTGATAATTTAACTGATAACATCCCCAGACAAGAAATACACCATTGACATACCATTACCACTTAATGTTGCCAATACATTCCTTCCATGTAAATAGTGAAAGGTTTGAGCATTTGATGGTTGATTAATCCACATTCGTACCATGATATTCACCTTAGAAGATTTTTTTAATACATCAAATCGAAATCTTTTCCCTTATGGTAGGTAGGAACCTCATCTTCATTATATTGGTCTTTCTCAATACTATTTTCGGCTATCATCTCATCAAGTATTTCTGAGATAACATTTTTGGCTCGATCAAAGTTCTTATACCTACTTCCCTTGAATCCCCAAATAGTCCGTTCTGCAATATCAACCATCCAAATACAATATCCAGCTTTAATGGTTCTGATGATGTAATTTTTAACTAATCTCTCAGTTACCTTGCTTGCCATGTTGTTCACCTTGTTTTGTTTTGATGTGCTCTCTTGATTACGAATTCAATTTAACACTACCAAAACACAAAAGCAATAGTTATTTTTAATTATTTTTCACAAATCTCAAATCCCCTCGCATAGCCACAAGAGAAAGGAATTTCATGATCTTTACCCTTATGGATGCAACTATGATTATGAAAAATACATTTGTCTTTATATGGACACTAAGTGTTGGCTGGTATTTTCCCATCTACTAGATTTTTCATACATTCTCCTTTTTCTTATCTTCTTCAAGTTTTTCAGCAACAGCCACAATCACATTAAAAGGGGTAAGCTTATAAAACATGTAAAAGAAGTGACGAATAAAAACAGTCCCATGAGCATTGCGAACCAAATGAGCATTACAAGTTACATTCAAACCACCAAACTTCTCAGAAAGATCAATTCCCCTTACATAGTTCTGCTGGTTCATCTCCATTTGATCTTTAATGCTCTTCAGAATGACAGATTCCTTCTCATCTAACTTCTTAACAGGAGTGTTAATGTCTGCCTCCTTGATAGCGTTTCTAAGCTCAATCATCTCTTCAATAACACTTACACTCTCAGGATAATCAGAATACATCTTGGAATGCTTATCTCTCCACTGATGAAGCTCTCTAGGACAATTCCAATACAAATCTTGAGTCTCTGGTGTTCTTTCAAGCATAAGAATATTATCAGTGATACTACCAGAAATGCCCTCATAACCTCGACTCAGAACCTGAAGGGCATTCTGCTTAGAAGCTTTAGAAGTAAAACCCTTATTAAACAACTCAGTAGCTTTATCGATGGATTTCATGGAGTGTCTCGCTAGATTGGGTTTGAATTAACTTCCCTTTACGAGTTCAGAATAAACAATTATGAAGAGGATTACAAGAGTTATTTTTAAGATAATGCAAATTTTATTGCTGTTGAACAATTATATAAATAAACTCCTTCCATTGCCTGATTCACAACATCATATCCATGATAACTCTTCCGAACAAAGAACCAATCAATGGTTGGTGCTTTGACAAACTGGATAGTACTACCATTCGTATGCTTAACAGTTACTAAACTATAATCTTCTTTATTGGTTATAAGGGAAGTTGAAAAATTTGATTTGTTAAGCTTGCTTGCTGCATTCTCATACTTAATCATGATGTTCACCTTGTTCTGTGTTTTATCTAGTTCTATCTCAGTGACAAGTACACTCTAAACTAGATAAAACACAAAATCAAGAGTTATTTTTTTTTTAATTTATTCAGGACAAACATCTCTTCTCATATCGCAATCCGTATGAATGGTATTATGACACTTCTTACATAGTGTTACACAGTTATCAATATCCGCTGATTCTATTGGATTAAGCTCTATTCCCTCATAATGATGACAATGTAATGGAGATTCTTCTTTACTCTTATAGCATTTTTGACAGGTATAATTATCCCTTGCTAATACCAATTTTCTTAATTCAGGTTGCACTTCCCTTGATGTATCTGGCTTAAACCCTTTAGGATACTTTCTTCGATTATAGGTGCTACATGATTGCTTACATCCTTCAGAACAATATAAGTTACAATCACCAGTAAACTTTCCTACTATACTACTTATCCTATGGATAACAGATATGTTAGATGGTATATGATAACAACCACAATATTTACATATACATTCAAGAGATAATCCATCATCTGATAGTCTTGGTGCTTCTTCTACTGTCAATCTATGTGAAAAAGTTGAATATAGCGCAGGTAAATTAACATATTCCTTTTTATATTCCTTTGTTCTTTCTTTATTATCTATTGCATATTTTCTCTTCTGTTCTCTTATCATCTCTTTATTTTTAATACTATATTGTATTTTCTTAACACTACGGCAATCCCTACATTCATTTCGATGCCCATCAATACCATTCACAGCTTTTTCAAAATCACTAATAGGTTTTATTTCTTTACAAGTACGACACTTTTTTAATCCACTTATACGCAGTTCGCTATTAATTTTGTCTTCTTCATAATGTTTGTAGAGGCACATTTTACATGTACATCTGAAACCATCTTTTTCTTGTGCGTGATTACCAAAATCACTAATAGGTTTAATTTCTTTACATTTACGACATTTCTTGGTATAAATAGGTTCAGACATGATAGTTTACCCTCCATAGGTAACTGTTGTGGTTAAAACCCAATAACTATTATCAGTAGTTATTGGGTTTGTTTGTATCATATCTATTTATAGAGTTATACAGGCTTCTCTTCAATGTTATGTTCAGCCATGTAGGATTTCCTATCAAGTGTATAAATTATATTACCCGCATTAGCTACACTATACACTTCACCGTTTGCCATCTGTTCCATTATTAACTTATGTTGCATTGGTCTTCGATGAAATACCTCACCAGTCTTCACGTTATGATTCATGAATCCAGCACCTTGATGTGAAACAAACTCAAACCCTAGTGTTTCTAATGATCCACCGTCATTGTGATCAGCATCTACAATAAAGACGATTTTATTAACTTCTATCTCTTTACCACCCATCTCCAATGTTGGATGGTTCGCCAGGAAGTATTTAAGCAGTTTACTAGCCCCACCTATTACTTGACAAAACAGCTTAGTAGAAACACGGATAACCTCAACGTCATATATCCCCCTTCCAAAATAAGCATGACCAAAGGTGTAAATCAACACTAAAGTACCCTTTTCAATACCTGCCTTATCCTTCTTTAGATATAGACCGTAATTCTTATTTGCTGATCTATACCCATAAAAACAATTGGTTTCTAAGAATGGTCTTAACTGACTATTAGGAACTTCTTTTACCTCACAATCCCTAGCATAAACTCTATGATCAATTTTACCAACTGCGGTCTTTATATATGATTGCAGAACTTTCCATTTCCTACGATAGTCCTTTAATTCAACACCATTGATATCAGTAGTATTCTTAAAATGATCAATTTCGTGGTCTTTCAACCAAATAGTTCTAATACCATTTTCCTTATTTGCCTTTGTGATATTAATAAAGTAATTATGAGGAATACCCACAATACCAAATCGTTTAGTATAATCCATTTTAAAATTCTCGGTATCAACATACCGCAATTGT